TCCCACTATAAACTCTATTGCTAAAAACTGTACAAAGTTCATTTCTATAAGTAGAGTATAAACTAACAGCCAGGAAACAAGACTTCCTGTTAATGCAACAAAGAACAATTTAAATCTAATCATACTATCTTTTCTTTAAAGAATACAGGTGCTTCATAATCATCTTGTGAAATCATATCACAGTAGGTTGCTAGAGTAGAATCCCAGGTTTTATCTGTATTCTGTTTTCTAATAAAATACTGTGAGTTACGCATGTAGTTGTACCTATTAATAGAATACTCTTCTACATACTTTTCAGTAGCTTGAATAACTGTCTCCCAAGAATAGTCAAATGTTTCAAAGAACCATCTAAATGCATTTTCTAGACTCTTTACGTTAACTCTTGCATAAACACCACTTGGCAATTTACTTGCCGGGAAGCACTCATTGTAAGTTTTAATGTTGTCTAGAAAATCATCACCCATAAGGTTTTTAGATGTTTTCTTCTTAGACTTCTTGAAGTAGCTCTCAATTTCTTGTATAAATATAAGACTATTACTTGACAATTGCAAGTCATCAGTAATATAGTTACCTGATTTCAATCTGGCAACTTCAATAGATGCATTTACCAAATCACTAGGTACAATCTTATTATGTATACAATACAATACATAGAATGCATTAGGACTAAGTCCTGCTTTTATTAGTTTGTTAAATACTTCCTGCATTACCAGTGGATTGAATAATTATATAAATGTTTAACTGTGGTCCATACTTCTTGAAAGACACCTTTAGAATCCCACTTGCTACCATTATATGCAGCACTTGCAGGATGTGAAACCATAAATTTAGTACAATTTTCTCCACACATGTCTGCCCACTCTTGAGATTTTTTACCCATGTAGACATAAACTAATCCCGGGTGAAAGTTCTTAAAGTAATCAAATAAGTATGCGGTAAATGGAGCCCATATTTCATAGTGCTTACCAATCTTACCAACTTCAGTTGTAAGAGCTGTATTAAGCAAGAGTATGCCCTGATTAGCCCATACCTTCAAATCCAGGGGTCTATGATAGAATGGATACATCTTCTGTGCTTCATCAAGCATAAACCTTAGAGAAGGCTGTTCTTTTTCAGACTTACCACAACTAAATGCAATACCATCTGCTACACCTAGTGTAGGATAGGGATCCTGTCCAACCATTACAACTTTTAGTTCGTCATAAGGGCACTCTTCAAATGCTCTAAATACATCCTTAAGAACTGGAGTAAACCTCTGCCCATTATTGGACATATTATACAATTCAGTTAGAATCTTCTCAAACTCCAAACTAAATATAAAAGGTTTAAGAACTCTGCCCCAACCACTGGGTTCAAGTTTATTAAATATTTTTTGTTTATAATCATCAATATCTAGTGTATTACTCATAATCATGTATATTTGTTAAAAAATACTACAATGGCTAAAATTACAGTCAAAGAGCTCAAGGATGATGCTCTTGTATCTATTCAGGTTAATAAGTCTTTTTACTTTATGGTAAAAAGTGTACTCTTCTACTTATTTAAGGAGTCTGATGACCCAGATAATAAGAGAGAAGAAGTCCTTAAGGGCCTGATGAACAAAGACTATAAAGATATGACCCATTGGGAGCAGTCTTTCTATACACTAACTCTTTTACTAGCAGAGATAGAAAGACAAGCCGTAGAAAATAATCAGTTTGCTGATGTGGAGGTAGATGTACCTGATGATCAGACTAAAAACTGATATTAAATTCCTTTCCTATTTGTATACAAGCTTCAATAGCTAGTACCAATTCCATTTTACTACAGTCCGCAAAAGACTTACAGTATTCCGCACCATCTGCGTCATAACATAGACCAGAGTGCTGCTTTATAATAGTTTTCATTTCATCAAATGTGTAGCCGGATTCTTTGGCTAACTCACGTATACAAGCATGGACTTTAGCTAATTGTGCTACAGAACCATCATCTGATGTAAGTCCCATAAACACCTCAACCTGTTGTCCATCAGATAGTTTATCTAAGAAAATCTGATAGTTCAATTTTGATTTGTCATCAGGGTAAACTAACTTACCATCACGCTTAACTAGTTTTACTGTGAACATCTGTTAATTTTTTAGCAATTTGTTTGGCTAGATAAGGACTGCACTTGTACTTATACATCACATAGCCGGCTATAATTTTTGGACTCATAATTTCTATGTCCTTGTTATCTAATCTTATTTCCTTTACTATGTGTTCTACTACTACATTTGCCATTACTTAGCTGCCATTGTTTGCATAAATACTTCATGGTTAAGTATTTCATGCGGATAGTCTTTGGCAATCTTCCAATAGACTTGATTTACTTTACTGTATTCACCATGTTCTAGAATTCTTAGATCTCTAAAGCTCTTAATTGATAGAGTAACCATATGCAGGTTCTCTTCATCTGAAGATTCTAACATTGCAATCATGTTCTTTATTTCAGCATCATTAATGTAGCCCATTCTCTTTAGCAGTTGTAACTCTGCCATATATACAAAAGGACGGAATGTCCCAACTTTACTACCCTTATGGTACATATACCACAGGTAGTTTAAGTTTCTATCTACATTATCTGTCAATTCATAATGCTCTTTTGCAATATCTGCTGACAATGCCAGCATTTCATCCATTATTTTCTTTTCCATTTTAAAAGATGTATCTGATGGTATTCCAAGGTATTATACCATCATGTATTTGAATAAACTGTTTTATGTAGTCTGCCTTTCTATTATGCTCATATCTTACATTTCTACCACCATACTGAGATATCTTACCTTCTTGTATTTTAGGTGTCCAAAGAAACTCTTCACCTGGCAACTTGTGTTCCACATTGTATCTATGCTTCTCTTCATTATGAGTTAAAAAGATTACCTCAGCTTTAACTCTATCATCAGCCCAGTCGTGTGTTTTGGCTATTCTGTCTACAGTGTTAAACAAGCTCATATAATGCTGTAACCAATTATCATGTACAATAACAGGACTAAAGTTTAGGTGCACATCATAACCAGCATTTAAAAACATTGGTATAGCCATGAGTCTTTCAATAATACTACTTGTATGAGGTTCAAGAACCCTCTGCAAATCAACTGGCACTAGACTAAATCTAATTCTAACTTTACCCTCAGGATTAAGTGCAAGTAGATCTCTATTCACATACTTAGTAGCAAATGAACCCATAGCAAGTGGATGATCTCTAAAGAACTTAAAGATTGTTCTCCAATCATGATACTTAGCATGTAGAGCAAAGTCCTCATTACAACTGATATCATATGTAATATAATCTCCAGTCTGATTTGGCTTCTCTACATCTGCAAAAAATGCATGGGAATTGATTTCTGTCAGGATATCCATAGTATTCTTAGCTACAGTTAATCCTTCCGGCTTATGTCTCTTCATATAACAGTAAGTACAGTTATACAAACAGCCATGACCAAAAGAAGGAGCAATGTAATCAGTGCTCCTTCCACTTGGTCTAATAATCATACTTTTTCTAGTGACTTCTTCTACAACACTCATAATTTCTTAATCCGCTGCACTTTTCCTAACATTTCTGTAGAATTGGTCACTTTAGGAAATTGATATATGACTGAGCTGCTCTCTTAGTATCATACTCTATATCAAATCCTGCATTGTTCTTTACTGTTTTCCAGAAAATCCAGAAAACCTTTTTCTTTACAGCATACTTGGTCTGAAAACCATGTGTTACTTCTACAATCTTGTAGTCTTTCTTATTTACACTCATCATTCTAGGTTTAGGTTATAATCTTCTAAGATCCTTCTTAATTCTTCTCTCATTTTTTCAGCAGCTTCAACTTCTTCTGTAGTAGCTTCTCTGTTATCAATACGTCCATACTTAACAACCTTTCTAAGTTCCTGATCAAGATCCCAAGCAACACCTCTCCATTTATAGGCATCTAGTGCTGTTCTAGCATCATCTTTTTCCTCAGAAGAGTCAAATTCTAGTATTATCTTTCCCATCTTGCAATATTTTAGTTGGCCAATAGAAATCACACTTATCTTCCCCAACATTGTATGGTGAGTCAATATATGATTGTGCAGGAACATTTGCTACAGCTTTGTATCTATAACAAGTTTCTCTTAGAGGACATTTATTCCCCTTACACATTGACATATCAGGCATAATTACAGGATAAAGTTAAATAAAATATGACCAAAGCCAATTCCAGCTAAAAAGTAAACAAGATTGTTTACCCATTTTGGATAATCTTCCATCTTAAAATAAGTTAAAAATTACTTGTAATACAGCTCCAATAGCAAATATAGTAACAGCTATGAGCAATAAAGCAGTTGTAATACCACCCACTTCTTCTCTACGGTCTTCTTGATTTAGTTTCATAGTTTCATGTTTAAATAAAAAATGGTCTTATTGTCATTACACCCACTGCAAAACCTAAACTGAATGCTAAGGCAATCAAAGCTCTTTGTTTAAAGCTTTTCACTTCAATGGTGTAGTGGTTCATTGGTAGGCAAAGGAATGGGTTAATAGCTACCATCATTACCATACCAACCCAATTTTCATCCATTAGAAATCTTAAGCCTGCAATTGAGTTGGCTTCTAAAACTATTGCTGATACAAATACAATTAATAGTTTCCACCATTCTACTGCTGTTTTCATTGTTCTTGTTGTTTAGTTTTAAATTCCTCCGTATTTTTTAAAGTCCTCATTGTAGTCATCCCATCTTCTCTTGAACCAACTACCTATGGCTTCTGATACTCTATTTAGTATGTTTTTCATTGACTGCTATTTATCTTCAATACTAAGATACCCAATCACAACACCCGCACCTGTAAATGTACCTACAGTATAAACTATCTCAGCTTTACCAATAGGTTCCCAATTACATGTACACATCTTGTATATACATCTGATTTCTCCAAAAAGGGCTAATCCCCATAATATAATTGGTAGTAATGTTATTAAAACTACTCCTGCTTTATTTTTCATCTCTTGTTTGTTTATAATCAATAATAAATCCTACTGCTACAATTACATTCATACCAAAGGACATAAGTATTTCATGTATGTCCTGATAGACATTTACACTTAAGTGTACATGACCTACCATCCAAAAGGGTATGGACAAGTTCTGGCTTATCCATACCAATGTGTATTTAATAAAGTGGCTAATCCCCCTCTTCATTATTCATCCTTTGGAGTCCTTCTGTTTTGACCCTTCTTGAGTTCTTCTTCCCAGAATTCCCTAACTTGAGCTGCCTTTGTAATCTCTCTTGGATTCTCTTGTTTAACTCTGAATAGTCTAAGTTTCTCTTGTTCTCTTTCATACTCTTCCCAATTGTAGATTTCTAATTCTTTCATACGAGCCATATCTGCAATGGTCATCTCTTCTGGAACCCGACCATCATTCTCATGCATGACACGCATGTATATTTCTTTCATTCTGCCCATAATTTCATAGATTTTTCAAGTAAATGTGCAACTGTAGTTCTAACATCTTTGTGCCCAAATAAGTCTCTAACTAGAGTTAACTTTTTAAATAGTTTATCATCAACAGTTATTTGTATTGTTCTCTGTCTTTGTGATTTAATAGTATAACTTTTACTAAAATCAAAAGGAAACAATTGAGCATATACATATACATTCTCTTTATATGCAGCATCATCTTTAAATTGAACCGGTAACCTTCTATTGTAGTTTACTTTTTCTCTTTTAAGTCCTGTTAATTTTGCAATTGCATGTTCTGATAGACCAAATTTTTGGTGTAGAATACCAATTAAATAGCTTCTTTGGTCAACAACATTTCTCTTACGGGTCTTTTGGTCTAAAGAACTAAGTTCTTTTAGAACTTCCTCCTTTGTATAATCTTCCATAATTAAATTAATTCTAAGTCAGCTTCTTTAATAGCTTCTTCTTCCATGTTAGCAACTCTTTCATCCAGAGGCACAAACCTATCAGCATCATAGTACTCATATGGAAAACAGTCAGCAGACATCTGTACCTCTTTTAGTAGTACACCATATCTGCCGTCCTGTAACCCCATTTTCACTACTTTGATAATAGTATAGGTCTCACCTTGTTTAATCCATTGTTCAATAGGAATCTTAGCAGGCTTGTTACTGCTATCAATGCATATCACTTTCATATGGTTCCATTTTGACATTTAGACCTACACTCTGTAGAAACTCTAACATTGTAGAAATCTGTGCCCAACAACCATGCTTTATGGTACACTGACCTGCTAGATCAGCTACTAAAGCACATTGTTCAGCTTGTTGTGGCTCATGACCACAGAACTTTATGAGACAAGCCATAACATATGCAAAGCTATGCTCATCATCATTAAATAATATTAACTTATGATCCTCAGGTAGTTCCATTATACTAAGTTAAGATTTTACATCATATTCTCTCCATACTATCTTGCTCTGATCAAAGGACTCTAGTGCATCTTTTACCCACTTTTCATCTACTGTGTTCTTATAGCATAGTATATGTACAATAGCTTTCTCATCAGGATTTAGACGGAGTAACCTACCAATTCTCTGGCTAGCTTTTCTCTCATTACCATAAGCATGCATGATAATACCTTGTCTCAGTTCTGGTATATTAATACCCTCATTTAACTGCAGTACACATGATAGCTTATTTATTCTACCTTCTTTAAAAGCATTTAGATTTTCCTCAGAGTTAGAATTACCACTATGGTAACTAAACCTGCAGAGTCTGTCAGCCTGTTCTTGAGTATTAGCAAATACAATACACTTGGTGTTAATGCTCTCCATTAACTTCTTAGTATACTTTTCTTTACTTGGATACTCCATCATAGCCTTCATCCTCATGACTCTGAGCATCTGAATAGGTCCAGCTCCAATATCTATTCTATTACCCCAGTACTGATAGTTCTGTTTTTCTGAAGTAACAAAAGACTTGGTCTTCATCTGTACCTGATAGTTCTTACACTCATCTAATTTAAGCTCATGTACAATGATCTGGTAGTCATTAATAATACCATTATCAATTGCATCATCAGCCTTAAAAGTATAAACTACAGGACAGAACTGTGATACCATCATACCCTTCTCAGAACTCTTGTGCTTAGGTGGAGTCCCAGTTAAACCCAGGATTCCACCTTTATACACATCAAGGAAAACTCTATGAGAGTCAAGAAGTGAATGGCACTCGTCAAGATAGATGTAGTCATACTCATTTGGATCACGCTTAGGTAGACCAATGTATGTAGAGAAAGTAATTCTCTTTAACAAATCTTGTTTACCAAACTTCACAGCATCATCAGACCAAGACTGAAAGATAGATTTCTTAGGAGCTACTACTAGTACATTATGTAGCTCACTAGTGTTCTTCTCAATGTGTAATAGGCCAACAAGGGTCTTACCGACCCCTGTGCCTAATACTACGGAACATTTCCGCCTCCCTTCTGTTGCTTTTAATGCTTCTTCTTGAATCTCTTCTCTTGTCATTACTTTGGAAGTTTAAATATTTGTTTTCTAATATATGCACCAGTTTCATCTCCACTGGACATGAGTTTAACAGTCTTCATGTGCTTATCAATAGCAGCCATAACCTTAGAGTGACTGTAAGTTGGATTATAAGCCTGCATAAATGCATTCAAGAACTGAAACTTAACACCTCTATCAGCCATACCAATTTTTAAGAAGATATCATTGAATGCTTTACACATATCTTCTGCTTTTGGATTGCTGATCTGAAATGTACCATTCTTAATAGGTTGTGTACCAAATCTAATTGAAGGCATGTTAGTAGCAATACATGCTAACATAGAAATCTCAATGTCATACATGTTCTTCCACTTGAACAACTTCATATAATCTGGACGGATCATTTTCCAGGCATTGATATAGTTCATCAAGTCCCAAGACTTAGATGAGTTATTAAGATATGCCATCTTCTCAATTAAGTCCTCTTCAGAGTTAACAGTAATCTCAATGTAAGGAATTGGTTGACCTTCTCTCTCTAATGCAGTAGCTAAATGCTGACCATCAATAATGTAAGTTTTCTCTTCTCCTTCAATAATGTTTGTAGTACATGCAATAACACATCTAATAACACCCATTTTACGGATACTAGTAATCATCTTTTGCACATGCTTACTGTCAATACCCCTGTTCATAGGTAGAATAGAGAATTTTGCATAAGTGCTTGTGTGCTTAACTTTAAGTTCTTTTCCAATCATGTTCATAATCATAATTTTTAAATCAGTAAATAAATCATTTTAACCAGCCTAGTATTCTAGCTTCTGACGGGTGGCTGTGGACCCAGTCATGGCAATTTCTGCATGTTGCTTTCCAAGTGGATTGAACCAAATAAAATGCCTCCCTGTTGGATCCGGCATAGGTG